GAAGTGGCTCAGGCAAGTGGCGGATTGGTGGGATTATCTGGCGGATCAACAGGAAGCGGCAACGCCGCGGGAGGGGTGAGTGACTTGGTGCAAGGACACAGCAAGGGACGCCGCCGTCCGAGCGGCAGAGGACAACCGGACGGGGCCGCTGCCAACGCTGGGGGAGGCGATTGCGGCACCGTTTGCCTGCACTGCTTGCGGGGGGTACGGCATGGATCACCGATGCCGGGAATCGTGCAAGGAGTGCGACGGATTGGGGCGGGCGATGATTCCGAAAAGTGTTTCGGCATCATCGGCGGTGGATCAGGAAAACAAGGGGGACGGCATGCGCACCGAGCGGGTGACGCTGGAGGTGACGGTTGACCCGCGGAGAATATTCTTCCCTGGTCAGTGGCACAATGCTCTGCGCCAGAGCGGAAATCTCAGGCCCGGCGAGTCCGTCCGCGTCGTGAGCGACGAGGAACGGCAGGCAGAGCGGCTGCGTGAATGCGCCGTGGCGGCGCTGGATCGAGAATGCGACGAGGCGTTCATCAAAGCGGAACGGCTGACGCAAGAGCGTGACGCCGCGATCCGCGAGCGTGATGCCCTGCGAGCCGAGAGAATCACGCAGGCGCTCACGGCCGACCGTTTTGCGGCCGCGGTCATGGAGGCGGACACGCTCAAGGCCCGCGTTGCCGAGTTGGAGGCCTCTGCGGGCGTGGCGGTGAAGGAGGTGGGGCGTGAGTGATCGACGAACACCCGACGCAACGCTGATCTCCGCGCTGCGAATCCTCGCCCGCGACATCCAGAGCGGGGACGGATGTGCTAATGCCTGCCTGCTGGAAACGGCGACGCGGCTGGACGAGTTGGTCGAGGATCGGCGGTCTATCTCGACGTTGCACCACAAGGTTGAGAGCCTGGAGGCAGAGATCGCCCGGCTCCGCGAGGATCGGCGGTGGGTGCCGGTGGGAGAGAGGTTGCCTGATTTGAACGAGGCGAACGGCTTCCGTTTCACATGCTTAGTCCGATGCCAGACGGGCAACGTCTGCGAGATGGTCTACGAGATCAACACGTTCGCCAAGCAGGAGCGAAACAGGCAGCCACGGTGGAAGTGGCAAGGAATGATTTCGATGTGGGAAGTCACCCACTGGATGCCGCTGCCGCCGGGGCCGGAGGGAAAGGGGTGACAACGAAGCCAAGCCGCGAGGCGTTTAGCGCCGCGTACCTCGACCGCAACGTGAAGATTCAAGACCTCTGCCTGCGATATCGAGTCTCCGACACGACAGTGAAAGCATGGGCACGGCGATTCGGGCTCGCACCGCGGCCGGCAGGCGGATTCCGCACGCCGAGCAACGCGCCGCGAATCGTGCTCAAGGCCGAAGAGAACCACTGCGAGCCTGTCGACGATGGCCCTGAGTGGGGAGATCCGACTCCAGAGGAGATCGCAGAACTGGCAGCGTACTGGCGAGCCAGGAACGTGCTAGCCATGCAGACCATGGAGGATCAGCACTGCGAGCACCGCCGAAACGGACGGTGCCTGAAGTGTCAGAAGTGGCAGGCTTGACCAAGTCGCCACGATTGGCGGCATGATTTCCGAAGTGCTGCTACTCCACGAGCTCGACGATGACCTGGCCCGGCATTGCGCCCAGTTCCTCTGTAAGCCGGGCTCGGACATGGCCCGCGAGTTCCGGTTGTGCCGGGCTCGCACCCCTCTGTGCGTGATCTACGGCGAAGACGCTGACCCCTGTGCCTGGATCGCCACCCACGTCTGGCGTGGCATCCAGACGCTCGAGGGATTTGTCGCCCCTGAGCTCCGACGCCGGGGCATCGCCCGCATCGGCGTGTTATGGCTGAAGGCCTGCGGTCACATCGACATTACAAAGCCAGTGGCGGTATTTGCCCCCGCCTGCGTTGAGCTCGCCTACCAGTGCGGCTTTGACGACGTTCGGCTGTTTCAAAGGACTGACATTGGCGACTGGAAAGAGGTGAAAGCGTGATCGCATTCACCGTCCCCGGCGATCCAGTGCCACAACCCCGCCCGCGAGTGTCGACGAGAGGCGGCTTTGCTCGGGCCTATGTCCCGGCCTCGCATCCCGTGCATGCCTTCCGCCAGGCGGTGGCACTGTCGGCCACGATTGCCGGCCTCGGCCCGATCACAGAGCCGATCCAAGTGTGCGTAATATCGGTCTTTCAGCGTCCAAAATCTCACATGACCGGCCGCGGGGTGATCAAAGCCACAGCCCCGCGACTGCCGCGGCCCGACGTCGACAACCTTGCCAAAGCAGTGCTCGACGCCCTCGGTGACTTCTTCGACGACACGCTCGTGGAGTCTCTTCAGGTTTCCAAAAGCTACGGCGACGTGGCCCATACGAAAGTGGTGATCGCATGAACGACCAAAGCCTGCACGACTACCTGCGGGAAGTGGCACTGGCCCCCGGCGTGCGTAGCTACCTCGAGGTCGGATGCCGCGAGGGCGACAGCCTGCGGCAGATCGTCGCCAACTCGGTGATCATTGATCGAGTGGTGGTCTGCGATGTGTGGGGGCCGATGTACGGCGGAACTGGCCGCGGCAACAGCGATCACATTCAGTGGATGCTGAACGGACTGCTGTACACGGGCTCCCGGCTGTTCCTCGACGGCGACAGCAAGGAAACGGTGCCGACGCTCCGCGAGCAATTCGACGTCGTGCTCGTCGACGGCGACCATTCGCCAGCCGGGGCTTTGGCCGACCTGACCAACTGCTGGGGGCTGGTGGCTTCCGGCGGCCAGCTGGTGTTCCACGACATCCGCCATCCGGCCCATCCAGGCCTGCGGTCGCTGTTCCACGTCTTCATGGATGACCAGCCCGACTGTGGCCTCAGGCACGAGATTCTGGAGGGCCACGGTGTGGCAATCGCATGGAAGATGTGACGATCAACCTTAACGAGTTCACGCCGGAAGTCGTGTTGCCAGTCGACCCGGAGTTTGCCGAGCAGTACCACGCAATGTCCGCCCTCGGCGAGGCCATTGCCAGAGAGTCAAAGGTCGTGATTGTCGGCATGGCCCGAGACATTGGGAACATCCTTCCGGTCACAATAGCCCGGCTCCAGGAGATCGGCTCTGGCTTCGGCCGATGGACTGCCGTGGTCGTGGAGAACGACTCGACCGACGACACCAAGGCCGTGTTGCAATCGTGGGCCGAGTCGAGCGGCGGCAACGTCCTGGCGGACTGCCGCGACCTCGGCCACAGCGACGAGCGGGGCTTTGAGGCGACAAGGGTGCAGCGGTATGCCACGTACCGAAACCGCTACCGCGAGCTCGCCCGCGACCGGTGGCCGGATGCCGACTACGTCCTGGCTGTCGACATGGATCCGTGGGGCGGTTTTTCCGAAAGCGGAATCTCCAACAGCCTCGGCTGGATGCACACCATGCCTGCCGCGGCATGCATGGCCAGCACCTCGATCTACCGGGGCATCACAGACGCCAAAACGAAGGTGTGGGCGCATTACGATGCATGGGCATTTCGCGCGTGGGGCGAGGTTGCAAGGTTCGACCGTTACTTTCCGCTCTGGCTTCCGCCGCCAGGTGCTCAGCCGATCAAGGTCTACTCAGCGTTTGGAGCGTGTGCCCTTTACGATGCAAAGCGGTTCTATGAAGCGGAATACGTCAGCATCGACGGCGACATTGAGCACGCCGGATTCCACAAGAACATCCGCGATGCCGGCGGGGAGATTTACCTAAACCCCGCGTCGCGTGTCGTCATGCACTGGCTCGGCGAGTACCTATGACGTGGCCGGCAACACCGCAACTATCGACGTGCAGGCGTTTCGCCTCCAGTGGGATGCGGGTGTGCCGATGGCTGTCATGTGCAGCCACTGGACGATTACCAAAGACCAGCTGATCCGGCTAAAAGCCGTTTGGGAACTGCCGCTGCGGCACGACCGAGCCAGGAAGCGGTGCCGGCTGGAGGATCCGGCCGTCGCAGAGGATCGGGCCTCGGGCCAGAGCCTGTCGCTCGCCCCTGGCGTGGAGGCCCGGGCGGCCTTGATCCGCAGCAAGTGGACGCTGGAGCTCGAGCACTCTCGCCGCGGCACGTCGTCTGGCGGCCCGAGCCAGGCTCTGCCGAAGATCGTCAGCATCTCGGCAATTCGGTCGGCCGTGCCCAAGCCCGAAGCCGAATAGGCCCTGTGTTCAAGGAGTGCGTTTTCTCGGGTGAAATTGAGGCACAGGAGAAACTCCCATGCCAACGCCCGAAGAGCTCGACCAGTTTGGTGCCGGCCTCTCGATCTGGGAGCAGCTGCGGCTGTTTCAGGAGTGGAGCCCTCTGATCGGCTTCGCCCAGCGATTCACGCTGGAGAAAGACGCCTACGCCCGCAGCGTGGTTGTGAGCGAGGCGCTCGAGTGGGTGGCGAGCAAGACTCGCAGCCGGCTCGACGACGAGCTCGTCGGCAAGGTCGTCGCCATCGCCAGAACCAAGGAAGGCGAAGACTTGATCCGCTGGGCCCTTGCGAAGTCGGGGGCTGCATGAGTGCGGATCTTGTCGTTCGTGCGGTCGCGGGGCTGGCGGCGGTGGCTATCGTCTGCCGGCCTGCCGTCCCCGTGGTGGTGGCTTGGGTCCGCGCCCACTCGGAGCAGATCCGCGCCTCCGTGAGCGGCTGGCCGGTCGCTGCCCTCGGGCTCGGCCTGGCCTACGTCGCCGCGTTCGGCGTTCCCGAATTGCCCCGCCCGTCACCCGCCGTCCCCGAGGTCGTCGTGTCCACGCCGAGCGAGAAGCTCCAAGCCGCTGTGGCCGATGTCCACACCGCCCTGAGAGGGGCCAACGCCGTTGACCGCGCGGTGTGGGCCCAACTCTGGACAAAGGCCGGCCGAGTCGTGGCTGGCGATGCCGCCGACACCGAGATCGTCTTCACCGACACCCGGTCACTGCGGGCCTACAACGTCCTTGCCCTGCGGATCGGATGGAGGCGGCTCGGCGAGAACGCCAAGGGCAAGTACCCGGGCCTCGCTGAAGCCACAGAGCGGGCCTTTGCGGCCATCATCGGCACCGACGTGCAACCAGTCACCCCCGAGCTCCGTGCCGCCTACGTCGAGCTCTCAAACGCCCTGGCGTGGTGTGGCGCAGGGAGGGGCTAGCCGATGTTTGATCCGCTCTTCGGCTACGAGCCCAATCCGACCGGCACGGCCGCGTTTGTTTCGACGCTGGCCGCACGCTCGCTGGCTCAGGCCGGGCCCGACCTTGTTTTGGACGAGGGGCGGGATGTCTTCCTCGGCCACGCCCTCCTGCAGTGCAGCCCGAGGTGGCGGCGGCTGAACCAGCCCATCGGCAGCTGTGTCGGCTACGCATGGGCCATGGCCGTCGACATCCTCGCTGCGTGTGACGTAGTCATCCGCCGCGAGCCAGAGGCATACGGCGGGGAAGTGTTCCCGGCGAGCGTCTACGGGTTTTCGCGCGTGGAAGTCAGGGGCGGGCCCAACCACGGAGGCGACGGATCTTATGGCGGCGCTGCCGCCAAGGCCGTCACGCGCTACGGCACTCTGCACTTTGGCCAAGACTACGGCGGCACGGTGTTCCACGAGACATCGGCGAGCATCGAAAAGGATTGGGGCCGCAACGGCGTGCCCGACAAGCTCGAGCCCTACGCGGCCGAACGCAAAGTCGCCGATGTGACGCTTTGCACCAACTTCCAGCAGGCAGCCACGGCGATCCAAAACGCCTATCCTGTGGCGGTGTGCTCGATGCGCGGCTTTGACATGACGCTGCGAAACGGCGTCCTCACAGCCAGCGGCCAGTGGGCCCACGCGATGCTTTTCTGCGGCCTGAGGTGGAAGCCAAAGCCACAGTTGTATCTGGCCAACAGTTGGGGCGACTGCTACAGCGGCACTTACGACGAGACCCTGCCGGCCGTGTTCCAGCGGTCAGGCGGCTGGGTCGACGCCGACGTGTGCACGTCAATGCTCAAGGGCGAAGACTCATTCGCCCTCGCCGGATTCCAAGGCTTCAAGCCGCGCTCGCTCCCCGACTGGACTGGAGGCGTCCTATGAGAACAACCACAGCCCTCGGCGCGTTCGTCCTAGCGGTGATCGTCGCCGCTGGCGATTCGCGGTCCACGCTCGACGCCGAGCTCGCCTGCGAGACAGCCCGGGAGATGGTCAGGCTCCAGGCCAAACCGCTGCCGGCCCCGCCGAAGCCCACGCCGGCCAAGTGCGTCAAGTGCAACCCGACAGGCAAGGTCAAAAGCGGCGACGGCATTGCGGTCATCCCCTGCCCCGATTGCGACGGAGGCAAGAAATGAGCCACGTTCTTTCATTCCTCGCCGGTGCGTTGGTGATGTTTGCGGCTGTCGTGGCGTGGTTCATGTGGGGCCTCGTTGAATCTGGGAGAAAGCGATGAGCAGAGCCGCCCTCGAGCGACACGTGTGGGAGCACCTCGGCCCGCGGAAGTTCGCGGCTGGCCGTGTTCGCGTTTCGCGAATCACGAAACGGGTGATCCGCCGCTGGAACTACACGCCCGACGCCGATGCGATTGCCGCCAACGTCGAGCTCGACGAGCGGCACGACGCCAAGATGGGAGTCATCCTGTCGTTCGTGCTCAGTGCCCTCATCGCCGAAATCGTCCGTCTGATCGCTGCATGGTGGAGGGACAGCCACGCCAATCGCTGCCTGCTGATGGGCTACCAACGGGAGCTACCAGATGAGTGACGAACGGTCGACGCTCGATATCGTCTTGCGGGTTGGCGAGCGGCTCGGTGTGCCGCTGCTGATCCTCGCAGCAGTTCTGTACATGGCCCGAGAGGCCGGCGTGGCGATTTACTCCACAGCCGTGGTGCCGATTGTCGAGGCTCACGGCAAGTTTCTTGACAGCACGTCTAGAAACCTAGAGGAGATCGGCACAACGCAACGCCAACAGGCCGAGACGCTTCAAGAGATCGCAGTCGGGCAGAAAGAGATTGCCACGATTATGGAAGCCCAAGGCACGAGGAACTGATGGCCACATTCAGCCTGGAAAGCGGCACGCTCAACCTGACGGTGCCCAAGGGCACGGAGCTCGTTGCCACGCTTGACTTCTCCGACAACACGACCGACTACACCGTCACCAGCGAGGTTTACTCGCTCGTCGACGGCTCGACGCTCTACTCGCCCGCCATCGCCACGGTCTCTGCCACGGCTGGCCAACACACGATCACTCTGACCGAGTCAGACACGGCCAACCGCGGGGCTGGCACCTACGGCCTCCGTGTCATCCGTGTGGCCCCTGGCACGGTCACGAGGCGCATCACCGATGGCATGCTCGAGGTGAAGCCATGACCGACATCTCTGTGAGCGGCAACTCACCGTCTTCTGTCAGCGTCAGCGGCAGCACGGTGTCTGTGTCCGTGAGCTCGGGCGTTGGCCCGCAAGGCCCGGCCGGCAAAGACGGCGGCGCTGGCGTTGCATCGCTCAACGGCCTCACCGGCACGCTCACGATTGCCTCGGCCGGTGGCGTAACGGCCTCTGGTAGCACGATCACGATTGGCGGCGGCGGCGGTGCCTCAAGCTGGGACGACCTGACAGGCAAGCCGGACCTGGTCTACAGCGTCGCCGGCCGCACCGGCACCGTGACGCTGAGCACAGCGGACATCTCCGGGTTCTCGGCCGCGGCATCGGCTGCCGCTCCCGTGCAGTCTGTGGCCGGCCGCACTGGTTCAGTCACGCTCACCACGGCAGATGTGAGCGGCTACCAAGCCCCGCCAGTAACAAGCGTTGCGGGCAGAACCGGTGACGTAACACTTTCTACCAGCGACGTAACAGGTTTTGCGACCGCAGCTGCGTCTGCTGCCCCTGTTCAGTCCGTTGCCGGCAGGACGGGGGCGGTCACGCTCACGACCTCGGACGTCTCTGGCTACGCAGCGCCTCCTGTGACGAGCGTGGCTGGGCGAACGGGAGCGGTGACGCTGGCAGGCTCCGACATCAACGCTGCGACGACTACAGCCCTCGGCGTTATCCAAGTTGGCGTTGGCCTGACGGCTACGGCCGGCGTTCTCTCTGGCGTCAACATTACAAGCGGCACGGCTGCAGCAACCGGCGGATCGTCCGGCGACATCTACCTGAGGTATTCCGCATGAACCTCGCCGCTCTCGCCGCGAAGATCGCAGAACCGCAGTACCGCGGCCTTTCCGACCAGCTCCTGGCCGACGCGGTCAACGGGCTCCGCGTCTCCGTCCGTCGCCCGGTGCCGACGTGGCAAGTCCGGCAGACAGCAATCGAGGGCGGGTACTGGCCGTCGCTGATCGAGGCTCGGGAGACGGGTACGAACCAGCTCAGGGCTTTGGCGATCACCGTGCTGGCGTGGATCGACGACCAGTCGGGCACGATCCAGTCCGTCGATATGGACCGGCCCGCGGTGATCGGGATGCGGGCCGCGCTCGTCCAGGCAAGGATCTGTTCGCAGGCTCAGGCCGATGCGTTATCGGCGCTGGCCGATCACTCGATCCCGTGGGCGGAATCGGTGGGGCTGCCGGAGATCGGCGTGGGGCTTATTGTTAACGCACGGAGAAACCCCAATGGCTGATCTAAAACTTGCATACGGCACCGCGAGCGATGTGACGATCACGCTGGCGAGCCTTGCGAGCGACACAAACCTTTTGACCGGCCGAGAATCCGATGTGATCGACAACACATCGCTGCTCGTCCTGGACTATCTGGTGTCGGGCAAGATCGCCGCGGGCACCTCGCCAACTGCCGCACGGTCAATCGAGGTGTGGGCGGTGGGCTCTTGGGACGGAACCAACTGGCCGGATGTATTCGACGGCACAGAGTCCGGCGAGACGATCACGTCTGCCGACATCAAGGCGAGCGTCTGCCGGTTTCTTGCTGCAATGGCAACAGCGAACACGACCGACCGCGTCTACCATTTTGGCCCGGTGTCGCTTGCGGCTGCGTTTGGGGGCGTGCTGCCGCCGAAGGTCGTGTTGTTTATCACGCACTCGACCGGCGTAGCGCTCAACAGCACCTCCGGGAATCACCAGATTCGGCTCCAGCCCGTCTATCAAACCATCAACTGATGCCACGCCACGAATACCCATCACTGCGTCAGGGGCTTGTCGGCGCGTGGTGCCCGTCGCTCGGTGCAAGCGGTTTGTCGCTGATCGACAGGAGCGGGCGAAACGCGCACGGGACGTTGACCAACATGGGTGGCCAGACCTCGTGGCAGCCCGTGGCTGGTGCGCCGGCGGTAACGCTCGACGGCACGAATGATTTTTCTTTGTCGTCTGATCGCACGGGGCTTGCCGGAAACGTGCCTTGGTCTGTGGCGTTCTGGTTATACAGCAGCGCTACAGGCGGCACGGTGATCTACTCCGGCGGTGGATCATCGGCTGGGCTCGGCATTCTCGTTCGATTGGGCACCTCGGGAGGCTTGCAGTATTCCGGCGGAACAACGAATTGCACAATCGGCAATGCGTTCGATTCAGGGAAATGGACGCATGGCGTGTTTGTTTACCCAGGAACCGTCATCCGCGAAACGATCTACTACAAGAACGGAGTGCGACTCGGAACCGTCTCCGAAAGCCCGGCGAATGCTGCAAACGTGGCGGCGAACTACGTGCGACAGTCTGTGTGGCTCGGATCGCTTTCCGGTACAGGGCAATTCCTCAACGGTTCGCTCGACGACGTGCGCCTCTACAACCGCTCGTTGACTCCATCCGAGATTTACCTTCTCGCCAGCCGTCGCGGGATCGGCCTGTCGCCGCTGCCGGATCGTGCGGCGGGGTTGCCGAGGAAGCTGAATGTCAACGTCGGCGGAACGTGGCGACCGTCTGATGCCTACATCAACGTCGGCGGAACATGGAAGCTGGGGCAGGCGAGCCTAAACGTCTCGGGAGTTTGGAAATGAGCCTGCTCGATCTTTTCCGCCGACCCGATCCCGGCCTTGTCGCTGCTGGCGTGCCACGGTCGAGCAAGTGGGCACCGTTCCTAAGGGCTTTCCTGCGCGGCAAGACCTGCATCGCCTGCGGCCAGCGGGAAGGGCTCACCGGCCACCATGTGGTCCCTTACCATATCGACCCATTCAGGGAATGTGACCCAACCAACGTCGTGGCAATCTGCTCGGATCGCTGCCACCTCGTTCATGGACATCTCAACGACTACTCGCTCTTTAACCCGACCGTGCGCGAGGACTGTGCCGCCTATTACGCAAAGCGGATGGCCGCGAAGAAGTCGCAGGGACGCTGACCATGCCACGTGCACTGATCACCGGCATCACCGGCCAGGACGGCAGCTACCTCGCAGAGCTGCTGCTCGCCAAGGGCTACGAGGTGCACGGCCTAGTGCGTCGATCCTCGACACGATCCACAGAGCGGATCGAGCACGGCGACGGCGGCCTTGTGCTCCACCACGGCGACTTGGCGGACGGTGCCGGGCTGGCCCGTGTGGTGCGATGTGTCGCCCCCGACGAGGTCTACAACCTCGGTGCCCAGAGCCACGTGCACGTGTCGTTCGCACAGGCGACCTACACCGCCGATGTCACAGGGGCCGGCGTTACGCGTCTGCTCGAGGCCGTGCGAGACACACAGGAGTCGGCAGGCAAGGCAATCCGTTTCTACCAGGCGTCGAGCTCGGAGATGTTCGGCAAGGTGGCAGAGACACCACAGCGAGAGACTACCCCATTCCACCCTCGCAGCCCATACGGCTGTGCAAAGGTTTACGCCCACTGCCAGACAGTCAACTACCGCGAGGCGTATGGGATGCACGCGTCGTGCGGGATCCTCTTCAACCACGAAAGCCCGAGGCGCGGCGAGGAGTTCGTGACGCGGAAGATTGCCAAGGCCGTGGCCAAGATCGTCACAGGCAAGCAGAACACGCTGAGGCTCGGCAACCTCGATGCCAAGCGGGACTGGGGATTCGCTGGCGATTACGTCCAGGCCATGTGGCTGATGCTCCAGCAAGACACACCCGACGATTACGTGATCGCCACGGGCGAGACGCACACCGTGCGTGAGTTCTGCCAAGCGGCGTTCGGGATGTTCGGCATGGACTACCAGAAGCACGTGGTGTGCGACCCTGCCCTGCACCGCCCTGCCGAGGTCGATCTACTGCTGGGTGATGCGAGCAAGGCACGTCGAGTGCTCGGGTGGACGCCCACTGTCACGTTCCGAGATCTGGTGACGATGATGGTCGACGCTGAGCTCAAGGCCGCGTGAGGTAAGCAGATGCCAGAGAGACTGCCGGTGTTCAAGCCTCCACGCCTGCGGTCACGGCCGCGGGAGGAAGGCAGGCCCAACGCCCACCAGCGTGGCTACTGTGACAAGACGCACAAAGCCTGGAGGCGGGCCGTGCTGACGCGTGACGCATGGCAATGCCAGCAGTGCGGGCGAGTGTGCAGCAGCAGACGTGAGGCCCACGCTGACCACATCAAGCCAATCACCAGCGGCGGCGAGCGGTACGACGTGGCCAACGGCCAATGCCTGTGCGTGCGATGCCACGGCAGGAAGACGAAGGCCGAGCAGGTGTCGCAAAATGCGGCAGTGGGGGGGCGGTCGGCATCACGGCCTGAAATCCCACAATAAACCCCTGTCGTTAGAGGCAGTCACGTGTCCGCAGAAGTCCGCAAGGTTTTCCCATGGCTCGCACCGGCCGACCCCCGCAACCCGCCGCCGTCAAAAACCTGCTCGGCAACAAGGGCAAGCGCAAGATCCGTCCAGACCTCGCATCGCCGCCCGGCGTTCCAGACATGCCGGCACGACTTTTGCCGGATCCTGTTGCCGTCGACAAGTGGCGGGAGCTGGTGCCGATCTTGCAGTCGCTCGGCACCTTGACCATGTCCGATGGCGAGGCGCTTGCCACGTTGTGTGAAGTGTTTTCATCGGCGCAGCAGTGCCTGCTTGCCTTTCGCGCCGGCGGCGCTGTGATGCACACCGACCTTGGGGGCGTGAAACCAAACCCGGCCGGCCCGTTGTACCGGGGATTAGTGGCGCTGCAGTCCACGCTAATGAGCGAGTTTGGACTGACGCCGAGCTCGAGGGCCCGCATCGGTGGCAAAGAAACCAAGCCGACAGACGAAGTCGAAGAGTTCTTCAAGATCCACGGGGCCTAAGCTCACGGCCGATGGCCAGGCGAAGTACCTTCGCGTGGTGTCGTTCTTCGAGAAAATCCTTCGGCACTCCAAAGGGCAGAACGCCGGCAAGCCGTTCCTGCTTTTGCCATGGCAGCACCACGTGGTGCGTGAGCTGTTCGGCCAAGTGCATCCTGACGGCACGAGAAAGCACAGGGTCGGCTACATCGAGTTGCCAAAGAAGCAGGGCAAGTCGACAACGCTGGCCGGCATCGCGCTGTACATGACGATGTTCGACTCCGAGCCAGGGGCCGAGGTGTACGGCGCGGCTTGCGACCGCGAGCAAGCGGGCATCATCTACCGAGAAGCCGCGTCGATGGTGCGGGCCTCGCCGGCCCTGAGTAAGCACCTCGAGGTGATCGACAGCCGCAAGACCATCGTGCACAAGGCAAGCAACTCGTTTTACCGGGTGCTGTCTGCCGACGCGTTTAGGGCCGAAGGATTGAATATACACGCTCTCCTTTTCGACGAGCTCCACGCACAGCGCGACCGGAGACTGTGGGACGCTCTTCGCTACGGCGGTGCAGCTCGTCGGCAACCACTGATCCTGTCCATCACGACGGCAGGGTACGACAGGAAGAGCATCTGCTGGGAGCAACACGCCTACGCCGAGCGATGCATCGCCAAGCCAGAGACCGACCCAGCGTTCTTTGGGTGCATCTACGCCGCTCCTCCCGAGTGCGGATCGGACGGCACTTGGAAGGATGAGAAGGTTTGGAAGAAGGCCAACCCGTCACTCGGGGAGACAATCACGGTCGAGTCGTTCGCGGCCGACGCCCGCGAGGCAGATGCAAGCCCGTCGAAGCTCAACGCGTTCCTGCGGTACAGGCTCAATGTCTGGACAACATCCGACGTTCGTTGGCTGTCGCCAGCGGCCTGGTCGAAGTGTTCCAAACCACTCCGCGAGGACTTGGCCAGCCGCGAGTGGTACGCAGGGCTCGACTTGGCGAGCACCTACGATCTTTCAGCGTTCGTCATGGTGTCGCAGGCCGAAGACGGATCCTTTGACGTTATGCCCTACTTCTGGGTGCCAGAGAACAACGCCGCCGAGCGGGCAACCCGCGACAAGATCGACTATCTTGGCTGGATCCGCGACGGTCACATACGCGCCACGGATGGGAACGTCACTGACTATGACGTGATCCGCCGCGACATCGTCGCCCTGTCCCAGCAATTCAACATCCGCCAAGTGGCGATTGACCGTTGGAACGCCACCCAGCTAGCGACTCAACTTCAAGGAGAGGGCCTGCAAGTCGTAGGTTTTGGGCAGGGATTCGGCTCGATGTCGAGCCCGTCTAAGCAGTTAGAGAACCTCGTCTTGTCCGAGCGGATTCGGTGCCAGAGTCCGGTGATGGACTGGATGGCCGGCAACGTCGCTGTGCAGACAGACCACATGGGCAACCTGAAGCCGAGCAAGGCCAAGAGCACGGAACGCATCGACGGCATCGTCGCCCTGGTCATGGGGCTCGGGATCCACGCGGCGGCAACCGGCAAGCCGCCCGAACAAAACTGGGACATGGTCATCCTATGAGCGACATCATCCACAGCGGCATGTTCGACACGCCGTCCGACCGCGACTGGCGGATGCTCAACCTTCGCGGGACGGAATACGCAGGCGTCGACTGGGGAAACAGCAACCGCACGGTGGCTGGGGTGCGTGTGACACCGGAAAGCGCCCTGCAATGCTCGGCGTTTCTGGCGTGCGTCCGCGTGATCTCCGAGAGCGTGGCCAGCCTGCCGCTGCATCTGTTTGAGCGGCTCGGCAACGGCGACCGCGTTCGTGCCGAGGCCTCTCCGCTGTACAGGCTCCTCCACCAACAGCCCAATTCCTGGCAGACGGCGTTTGAGTTCCGCGAGCAGATGACGGCCCTCTACCTCATGTACGGGCATTCGTTCGCCGAGGTGATCGGCTCCTCGCGTGTCGGTGCCGTGGCTGAGATGAGACCACTGCACCCGGCCAACATGATCGTCGAGCGTGTGGAAAACGGTGCCCTTCGCTACCGCTACCGGGAGCCGGGCGGCACTGGCAAGGAAACCATCTACCGCCAGGACCAGATCTTTCACCTTCGGTTCCTGTCGCTCGACGGGATCAACGGCGTGGTGCCGGCCACGGTCTGCCGCGATGCCATCGCCCTGGCCCGGGCCCTCGAGCAGCACGGCGGTGCCTACTTCGGCAACGGTGCCCGGCCCGGCGTCGTGCTCGAGAGCGACAACCCGGTGCCGGCCGAAGCGGCCGAGCGTCTGGTGGCCGCGTGGGAGCGGATGCACCGCGGGGCAGACCGGGCGTTTCGCACGGCCATGCTGCCCAACGGCGTGAAGGCCAAGGAGCTCAGCGGCAGCAACGAAGCGGCTCAGTACCTTGAGACGCGGCAGTACCAAGTGATCGAGATCTGCCGGGCTTTCCGCATGCCCCCGCACATGATCCAAGACCTGACCCGCAGCACCTACAGCAACATTGAGGTGCAGGGCACCGAGTTCGTGCAGCATTGCCTGCTGCCGCACCTCAAGCGGTGGGAGGCGGCCATCTCGCGCGACCTCATTGCCGACGACGACAGGTACTTTGCTGAGCACAACGTCAACGGCCTGCTCCGCGGGGATTCGGCGGCACAGTCGTCGTTCCTCACATCGATGCTCGACCGCGGCATTTTCGACATTGACGAGGCGCGTTCGTACCTCGGGATGGCTCCGCTCCCTGCCGAGGCAGGCAAGCTGCGGCTTGTGCCGCTGAACATGCAGACGGTGGCAGCTGCTACGGCTGGCCCGCCACAGCCACCGGCGATGCAGCCGGCCCCCGAGCCTGCCCCTGTGGTCGAAGACTCACCGGCCGACGACACCGAAGACGAGCTCGAGGGCAACGGCCAGCGCAAGGCCAAGGCCGAAGACGTGGAAACGCGAGCCCTCACCATCAGCATCGACTTCGACGCCACGTTCTCTGCCGACCCTGGCCTGTGGGGCATGTTTGCCCGGCAGGCTGTGGCCGGCGGAAACACCGTCGTGATGATCAGCCGCCGCGAGGACACGCCAGAGAATCTGGCCACGATCACCGAGACCCTCGGTGCGTGGCGGGAGTTCTTTTCCCGCGTGCTCTTGATCGGCACCGAAACGCTGAAGGAAGCCGCCGCCCGAGATGCCCAGATCGCCGTCGATGTCTGGGTGGACGATTCCCCGCACACCATCACCGACCGCACGCCTCAGGAGGCTATGCCATGAGCGAAATTGAACGCCGCGACTTTGAGTTCGACGCCGCCGACGACCTGGTCGTTGAGAGCCGGGCTGACGGCCGCGCCGCCATCGTCGGCTATGCCGCGGTCTACAACCGCCTGTCGCTCGATCTGGGAGGCTTTCGGGAGATGATCCTGCCGGGAGCCTTTGACAAGGTGCTCAGCCGGGAGCGGGGCCGCCAGGACGTTGTGGCGCTGTTCAACCACAACTCCGACATCGTCCTCGGCCGCACGTCGAGCGGCACGCTGGAACTGTCGAGCGACGACAAGGGCCTCCGCTACGTCGTCACACCTCCCGTCAGCCGAGCCGACGTGCTCGAGCTGATCCAGCGACGCGATGTGAAGGGCAGCAGCTTCGCGTTCACGGTCGACCCCAAGGGCGAGGCGTTCGTGGCCGACGAAAAGGGCGCGATCCGCCACATCCGCGAGGTGTCGGGCCTGTACGACGTGGGGCCGGTTCTGGTGCCGGCCTACCCAGCGTCGACGGCTGGCGTGGCCATGCGGTCGTACCAAGTGTGGCTGGCTTTGCAGGAGGCTCAGGCAAAGCCCGAGCCGCGTTCCCTGGTGCCCTACGCGGCCATCGCCGCTGCCCTTCGCCTGCGGAGCCAAATGCGTGGCTGACCGACCGCGGTGCCAGTGTGGCGAGACGATGCGGACACGCTCCAGCCGCGCTTGCGGCGTGGAGCAGCTGCGGTACGTCCGCTGCCCCAGGTGCGGTGCCCGCGGTCGTGTTGTTGTGCAAACAACACATTCCGCGGTCGCGTTCTTCAAGGGGCACGGAGGGCGGTCCTAGTCTGCGTTTGTCGCACCGCGGCAACCCCTTGCTGTCCCAGGAGACGCAGACCATGGACGTGATCAAGCAGCTCACCGACGAGTCGGCCGAAGTCGCCAACCGGATGGACGCCGTTCGTTCCATGGAGTGCGTCGACGCGGACGCCGTCGCGGCCCGCGACCTCGAGCTGGAGTCTCTCTCCACCCGGGCCGGCAACCTCACCAAGAAGCTCAGCTTTGAGCACGCCGTCGTCGAGCAGGCCAAGAGCCTCCGAGCGGTGGTCGACCGCTGCACCCCGGCCGTCGAGCCCGCCAAGGCCCAGCGTGCCCGCATCGAGCCCGTCGCCTACCGCGGCAAGCTCCGTGCCTACAAGGATCCCGCCGAGGCCTTCACGGTGGGCCAGTGGATCAAGGCTCAGTACACCGGGGACGCCGACGCACGCCAGTGGTGTGCCGATCACGGCGTCGAGGTGCGGACGATGGGCGAAGCGACCAACGCGGCCGGCGGTGCCCTCGTCCCCGACGTGATGATTGCCAACCTCATCCGCCTGGTCGACGTCTACTCCGTCTGGTCGAGCTCGATGCAACAGGTCCCAATGGCCAGTGACGCTGTCCTGTTTCCGAAGCGGGTTTCCGGCGTCACTGCCAACTGGACCGGCGAGAACGCCGAAATCACCACGAGCGATCCGGCAGTCAACCAGGTGCAGCTGGTCGCGTCCAAGCTGACGGTCGGCACGAAGGTCTCCAATGAGGTGCTTGCCGATTCGGCAATCAACCTCGGAGATTTCATCACCGAAGAGTTCGCCACGGCCATCTCTGGCAAGCTCGAGGCCGCGGCGATTGCCGGCGACGGCACGAGCACCTACGGCGGAATCGTCGGCCTCAAGGCCAAGATCGGTGCGGGCTCCGTCCACACGACCGGCGCAGGCCGTGACACGTGGGAAGAGCTCGTCGCGGCCGACTTCCTCGGTGCGCTCGGCAAGCTCCCCCGCTACGCCCTTAACGGTGCCCGCTGGTACATCTCGAGCCTCGGCTTCGCCCTGGCGATGCAGCGGCTCGACATGGCCGCTGGCGGCCGGGTCTCGGTCGAGGGTGGCACGGGGCTCCAGTTCGCTGGGTTCCCGGTCGAGATCACCGACCAGACCCATTCGACCGACACCGACTTCACCGGCGAGACCATCGCTTACTTCGGCCGGCCCGACCTCTGTGGGATGTTCGGCCTGCGGTCGCAGTTCGCCACCCGGATCAGCACCGAGCGGTACGTCGAGTTCGACCAGACGCTGTTCACCGGTGTCGCCCGCGGCACCATGGTCTGGCACTCGGCTGGCGATGCAACCACGGCTGGTGCCATCGTGGCGATCAAGGGTGCCTGATGACCCGCCGGCGTCCTTCACTCACTCCTGACATGCCCCGGAGAACGCTTCCATGAACCGTCTCGAGAACACCAAGACGCTGGCGAGCCTCTCGGACGACATCACGTCGTCTGCGACCCACTCGCACGAGATCGACACCCTCGGCTTCAAGTACGCGAGCATCGACGTGGCTTTCGAGAAGGTCGCCGCTGCCGGCACCAACTCGGCCGTCGCCCTCGTCTGCAAGCTGCAGCACGGCGACACCACGTCGGCCTACTCCGACATCTCGGGCTACGTGGGCGGCACGTCGTTCACGATCCCGACGCCGGCGAACACGAGCTCCGACGTGGTGGTGCGGTTCGATGTCGACCTCCGCGGGAAGAAGCGGTACGTGAAGGTGCTCGCCACCGGCAACGCCACCGGCTCGGTCTACTCCGTGGCTCGACTCGGCAAGCCCGAAGACGGCCCCGACACCGCCGCCGAGAAGGGTGCGTCGGTCGCTGTCGCCGGCTGAGCTTGACGCCTCAGCCAATCTGAACGCCCAAGCGGGCGGCGGGTAGCCCCCGTCGCCCGTTTCGCGTTTCATGGAGGAGCGATGCTCATCAAGGTCGGCGGCACATCTTGCGACATCCGCGTACATGCCGTTCTGTCGATGCCGCGGCTGTCGTTCACTAGCAACCATTTCGGCTGGTGGAAGGCGTTGATGCCCCTTGGCATTGAGCCGACGATGGGCACCGGGGCGTTTTGGTCGCAGGTAAACACCCGCATCTTTGAGCAGGTGCTCGACGAATACGAATACATTCTGACCCTCGACTACGACTCGTTTGTGCTCAAGGAAGACATCGAGCACCTCTTCGCCCTGGCCATGACTTTCGGGTGTGACGCACTCGCCCCGATCCAGACCAAGCGGGAAGACGGCCGGCCGATGTTCACGATGCTCGGGACGCTCGACAACCCGCCATCAGACGGCACCAATCACGTGCCGCGTGAGTGGTTTTCCGAGCCTGTGCAGCAGGTGGACGCGGCTCACTTCGGCTGCACGGTGATTTCGACCGCGGCCTTGCGGCGGTGCAAGAAGCCCTGGTTCTGGTCGACGCCCGATGCCAAGGGCAGCTGGGGCGATGGCCGCATTGATGACGACATCTACTTTTGGCAACAGTGGAAGGCGAGCGGCAACCGGTGCTACGTCAGCCCTCGAGTCGTGATCGGCCATGGTGAGTACCTCATCACATGGCCCGGCAAGGATCTTGCAAAGCCGGTCTACCAGTACACCACGGAATACAACGGCGAGAGCAAGAAGCCGGACACCATCTGGAGCGCTGGCTGATGCCACAGACCATCAAGATCACTCGCGGCTTCGGCCGCTACGTCAAAGGCCAGATTGTCACCATCGGCGGCGGCGTGGCTGACGCGTGGATCCGCATGGGCCGGGCCGTGGCTGTGCCGACTGCAGAGCCAAAGATCGAGACCGCCTCGCTCGAGGTCGTGGCCGAGACCGCCGACCGGACACCCAAGCGGAGGAAGACGCGATGAAACACGTTCGCAGCCTGAGGCGCACCAGCGGCCCCGAGGTCGAGCCTGTCAGCGTGGCCGATGCAAAGCTGCATCTTCGCGTCGACAGCGAGACCGACGACACCTACATCGCCGGGCTGATCTCCGCGGCCCGGGAGTGGTGCGAGGTCTACACCGACCGCACGTTCGTGCACACCCAGTACGCCATGACCATGGACACGTTTCCGTGGGAGATCGAGCTGCCGCGCCCCCCGGTCGCGGTGGCAGCTGGCTACACGGCCACGGCCGTGGCCTACGTCCGCGAGACCGGCGGCACCGCCACCCTGCCGACAAGCGAGTACCGCGTCGACAGGAACGCGGAGCCGGGCGTGATCCGCACGGTCTACGCCGGCACCTGGCCAAGCCACCTCATCGACCGCAACAGCATCACGGTCACGTGGTGGGCCGGCTACGGCGAAGACGGCACCAAGGTGCCGCGGGTCGTGAAGTCGGCGATCCTTATGCTCGTGGGCTTCTGGTACGAGCGGCGGCTGGCGGCCGACCAGGCCTCGGCCAACGAAGTGCCATTCGGCGTCCATGCCCTGCTCGACTCAATCAAGTGGGGCTCCTACCGATGATCGACTTTGGCACGCTCCGCGAGCGGTTGACGGTGCAAGTGGCCAGCGGTGCCACCAACGCCCTCGGCGAGACCGTGCTGACGTGGGCCAACAGCTCCTCGGTGTGGGCCAGCGTCGAGGGCGTGAGCGTCCGCGAGGCCCTTGTGGCCGGCCAGCAGGAGGTGAGCATCACCCACCGGGTGCGGCTCCGCTACCTCCCGGGCCTGACGCAGTCGCACCGGTTTGCGTGGCGCGGTCGCACCCTGGAGATCGTGTCGCTGCTCGAGCGGAACAACCGGGCCGAGCACGAGGCCATTTGCCAGGAGGGACGCAGTGCGTAAAGGCGTCGAGGTGACAGTCGAGTTCCCCGAGCTCAACAACCTGAAGCGGGCGTTCAACAACCTGCGCCCAAGCCTTGCCAAGAAGCACATGGGTGCGGCGATCCGTCAAACCCTCAAGCCAGGCGTCGATGCCCTCCGCAGCACCACGCCAAAAGGGCCGACAGGCAACCTTCGCCGGGCGATTGCGTCGAAGGTGAAGACCTACTCCAACGGCGGCGCTGTCGGGCTGGTTGGCTACACGGCCGCCGGCAGCGGCAAGACCAAGCCTGCGGCCTCGGGCACCGTGAAGAAGGGCAAGAACCTCGGCTACCACATGGGGTTTCTGGAGTTCGGCACCCGGGAGCGGCACACCAAGGGGCCGATTGCCTCGAGCTTCAAGCGGCTCGGGCCGTTCAAGCTCAAGAGCAATGCAAGCCTCTTCCGCCAGAGCCGCCGGCTCACCGGCCAAGCCCAGCGGATGCTCCTGCGGGCCAGCCGGCAGCGATTCCAAGACGAGGCCTCGGCAGCAGCTCTCCTGCGGAGGGGCGCTCAAGGCAAGCTCTCGCAGGCTGGGGCCAAGTTCCGGCAGGCAGCTCAGGTGCGCACGTCCCCGGCCTATCCGCTGGCGTTTTTCAAGCGAGCCGCCCGCGGCCAGCGTGTCTACCTGTCGTCCATGCCCATCGGCGGCAGCAGCGGCCAGCCCCCGGTAAGGACGGCCTACGAGCGAGCCTTGCCCGAGATGCGGGCCACCCTGCCTGTCGAGATGGCCAAGAGCGTCCGTGCGGCCCTCCGCGACCTGGCCGACAAGTTCCCGCCGAAGCCCGGCACCCGCCGTGCGCCAGCCACCCCCTTCTAGGATCCTCGCCCCATGGCACTCAAAAGCCCAGAGTCTGTCCTGCGGGCCGCCCTAGTGGCCAATGCCACAGTGTCTGGTTTACTCGGCACCAAGATTTACCCTTTGGCAGCCGACGCCGATGTCACGCTGCCGTGGGTGACGTGGCGACGTTCAGCCATCCGCCGGCAGGCAACGCTGTCGGGGCCAATGGGCGTGCCCAATGTTGTGATCGAATACGACATCGTGGCCACCACCTACGAGGCCGCCAGGACGCTGGCAGACGCCATTCGCGGCGTTCTGGATGGTTACAACGGCACCGCCGACAATACGACGGTACGGCAGACGAGCCTTGAGGATGAAAGCGATCAGTTCGCGTCCCTCAATGGTGCCGAAATGCCCGACCTGTACATCGTCCGTCAGACCTACGAAGTTCTTTGGCAGGAGACATGACGCATGGCCGACAC